TGCCTTTATTGTTCCTTTTAAAATCTTGTATGTAAATTCATAATCATTTATAACACTGTATTCTTTACCACTTGGAAATATTACTTTTTCTTTTTCAAAGTCAATTTTTATTATTCCTTCTCTTAATTTCTGCCCGTGTATGTTGTAAGAAATTAAATTTATTTCTTGTGCTGTGGTTGCTGTTGCTGTATTCATTTTATTATTTTTACTTTGTGATTAAATCGGGTTTATAAATAAAGAATTTAATTGTTTCTGCTGTAAAGTTTCCCGCTTTCAGAAAGTCGTTAAATTCTGCGTTAAACTTTGCGTTAAATTCATCTAAAAATTTAGGGTTGTATTCATTTTTACTTTGCCATGTTTTAATAAAGTCTAAAACTTTGTTATTTTCATTAATGGCTGTTTGTACTTCTTGTGATGGTGGTGTTTGCATGGTGTTTATTTTTTAAAATAATTGTAATTGATTTTTATCTGTTTCCTGTGTTACTTCGATTTGTGGCGTGTATTCGCTTATGCTTCAAATACTTCCTTTGTTGTCATGTCGTTTATTTTTGTTGTTGTTTTAATTTGATAGTGTAAATCTATGCAGGATATTTGCTTTGTGCAATATCCCACACCATTATAATACTATTATTTTCAAAATAAAAATGTAAATACTCTTATTTCAATCTGTTATGAACTGTTACTAAAATGTTAAGGAATTTAAAGAAACCATTTTCAGGCTTGAAAATAGGCTGATTTTTTCTCTATGTAGTTTTTATTAATATTTCTGAATACGATAAATCTGCATTGGTATTCAGGCTACATCTTATATCTCTCTTTTTTTTGAGTGGAGGATATAAAATAAAAAAACCCGACTATAAAAATAGTCAGGCTTTTTCACCAATAAACACTTCCTGCGTATTACTGTACGTTAGTATCGCCTACGCTGAAAGTTACGGTTCGTATAAGGTTATCGGAGTTATCTCCTTTCGTTTCATAATTAGCGGTCTCCACTTTCTTAATCCACACGTTCTCCAAAATATGCGTCTGCACCGGTTGGCCGTTCGCATCCAATTCATACAGAACACCGTTACCGCAATACTGCGAACGCTTCATGGTTTTTGCTTTATTCAGCTTGTTCCATAAATCGGTATCACCTGTATCGGGAACTACCATTTCTGCAGTCATATCTCCTACGATTTTCTTGCCCGGAGTTTTCGTATCGGGATCGTTACCCTGGGTACCCTGCTTATGCTCCGTCCATTCTACCGACGGCAGTTGTACGTTTTGTAAACGTTCGTTTGATACATCGTCCAAATCTAAACGCCAATTAAAGTTGCCTTGTGGATTATTTATTGCCATGACTTTTGAATTAGTTTACTGTTAATAATTGTTGAATGTTTTGAATAGTTACGCTATCTGCAGGTGCAATGTCGATAGCTATGTATTCGTTTGATGCAATCGGCTTGAATGCAAAACGAACACGATATTTACCTGCATCTACGTCGCTCTTTGTGTTGAACTAAAGTTCATTCAGGTTCTTAGCGTTTTGGTCGCCTAACCAATGCCACCATGTTCCCTCACCGTATTTCGGGCCGGTACCACCCTCGATTGCTCTACCGGCAATCAACTCGTCGATAATGAACGGACGCACCTTTCTGTATAATCTTCCGAACATAACCAAATCATTCGGATTGAAAGACATACGCTCTGCAATCAGCTTTACCTCTCTTGAAATATAAACCACCAGGTCGGCAATGTTTGTTTTGCTCAATAAAGAGGTACGGTTCAGGTTCAATGTTCTGTTACCCCAATTCGTGATTTTGAACGTCGGATGATTTACGATAGCATTCACACCACCCTCATACAAATCGTCGTAATAACCTTTGTATGCAGGAGATTTGAAGTTAATCGCCACGTCATTCACACCGAATAATTTACCAAACATTTCACCGGAATCAGATATCCAAACACCTGCTTTATCGTCTGCTAATGTTCTGTTAGCTAATTGGTCGCCAATACCGCTTATTACATATCCTGTATTAGAGGAATTTGCAGGATCGTTTATTTCGATGTCTGTGTACCACATATCTCCGTAAAAAGAATCAATCGGCTGATGAGAGAATGAGCCGGTACCGTTTCTGAAATCAGTGATACCTTCAATGCTTAATCCTAACGGAGTATAAATTCTGCAGCGCATATCACCACGAGCCATAACGTATGCAACCAATCCCTGATTAGCAGTATGTGTAGGCTTTGAAACGTTCCAAATACGCATACTGTCACTCACGTCATTGAATGAGTGATATCCGTTTTTAGATATTGGACTACCGATAAAATCAGCATCATTAATCAATGATACGTCCTGTGTACCGTCTGCTAAAATAAACGTACCAATAGGTAACATATTACCTACATTCATTGAACTGAAGTCGAATGCTACTACACCGATTTGTCCGTTCAAAGATGCACACGTTTCAGATGTTAGCACTCTGTCATAGTTGCTCACTTGTATTGGTAAATCGTTATCGGGTAACGTTACTTTGATGTCAACTTTACCCGGCTGATTTGGAATTGATTTTACGATTTCAATTACTGTACCATTGTAACCGGAGCCTACTGCTTCAGCATCAATTTCCACCGATGCGTCAACACCTGTAACACCACCTGCAAAACGGCCATTACCGGCTACTGTTCCTGCAGTTGCTCCTGTCTGTACCACGTTCAGGAAATATCTGTTCGCATCTTCTCCGGAACCGGTTGGTGCAATCACCGTAACGATGTAACCACCGCCGATTGTAGCAGTATAACCATGCGTACCTGTACCTGCATTTACCGCAGTATATAATGCCGTATTTACAGTTGCTACCGTTGGACTACCTGATGTCGGAATTGTGTACGATGCAATCACTACCTCACCACTTACTGTATTCACTACATACTGAACCACAACGTCACCGCTCGGAACGGTAGTCAATTTTGCATTTGCTCTCGCTAATACTTCAGTAACGTTTTGTGTGGCCGTAACTGTTGCAACGTCACCCTCAACGGTAGTTGCGTCGTCCTGATCTGTCAAATGAAAAACTCTCGCTACTCGCAACTTTGCTCCTTTGTTTAAGCCTCTTGACAACTTGTAGAAGTCTTGATTCCCGGGAATCGCACCACCTAATATTCTTTTCAATTCGGTAGCATTGGTAATCAAATATTGCTTACCTAACTTTCCTCTTTTGGCAATGATGTTTACACAAATAATTCCTTTATTGCTATTTGCCGGTATTACGCCTACATCTGATATGTTGGTAGATGCTCCGGGAGTTCCTGATAAGTTTGTCATTTTCCTGAATTTTAAATTTTTAGATTATCGTTATACTGTAATTTATACAAATACTTTTAAATTTCTAAATCTATGTTGAATAAATCCTCATTACCTGCATTTGTATTGTTAGGCTCGGTGCCTAAAGCGAAATCAAACTGAACTAATTGTGGTACCGTATCAATATTTTTCCAACCAATTAAATCAATATTAATAGCTTCAAACCTCCACTGTTTCTCAATAAAATTAGTACCTGAAGTATCAACAAATCCACGATTCATAAGCCAAAAACCTGCAACGTTTTCTATTGATTCAATACTACCACCAAAGTCGTCAGATAGGTCGTTATTGTAATCATCTAAAACGTTCATTATTATATCACCATTGCTCCTTACCGCTCTTATAAACTTTCTTGATTCAAATGCATTCAGTATAATATCCTCAATAATTTCAGCGTATTTTTCGCTAATTGTATTGTACGATATACTATACATAATGTCATATTGAGTGTCGGGAGTGTGAATTTTATCAAACGTTCCATTATCATTTTGAACGAATGCTATTTCTTTACCTGTACCAATCTTTGCAGGGACAACCGATGCTCTATTGATAATAATGTTATTATTCATATCCTCACCCTTGCTCTTATAGGTACCGACATTGAATACTTCAATTACTTCTTTACCGGAACTGATAATTGCTCCTTTGGCAGATTGATATGCACTACTGCTACCGGCTAAAACAAAGTCAGGCAGATAACCGCCGGCCACCACCGCTTTGCGTATTACTTCGAATATACCGTCGCTTATTTCTGATTGCTTGAATTTCATATTCCGTATTTTTTTCTGATATAATCCATGAGCATTACTTCGTACAATTTCTCCGTTCTGATTTTCATACCCATCCACCTCATGGCCGGAGTTAAATATGGTCGTGGAGGAATGTTACGCTTTGCGCTACCTACTTCCATAATCAACGCAATGTTCGCCACGCTCTCTCCGTCATTGTACTTTACTTCACGCTTTACTCCGCAGAAGATCGTGTCCATACTTGCTACCGATGTGATATTATTAATCAACGTACCTGTACGCCTCAATGTCAGATTTAAATAACCCTGTTTCTCTTTCCGCTTTTTGTACTTCTCGTTCAATGGTGCCCACAACCCAGGTTGGCGCTTAATCCACTTTATGACGTACCGCTCCAATAAGGAACCCATTTTCCTGTTCACGATAAGGTTACTATCTTTAATGTCATGCTTCAGATTTTTTGTAACCATACCGGCTAAATCCCACCTGCCAACTTTTTTTATATTCTTAGCCATTTGGCCTGATATTCTTCTTAAAGTGAACTTTCAATAAACAGTTTTTGTCTTTCAGTTGTCCTAACATATTCAACGATAAAATCTCATGCTTTTCATTATCGAAAACGAGATAATCTTTCGCAGGATTTACGATTTGGTTATGTGTGGAGGAAACTACACCTGCAGTTTGTGCATCTTCGTAATTCAGCAATACATAACCGTCGGCTAAATCAATGGCACCATTCAATCCTTTGCTCAACAATGCTCCGTTCCCTTGATCGTTCCAAACAACCAATCCCGACAATGCTATATCGTCGTATGTACGCTCTCCGTCGATGTCACGCATGAACCTGGTTGCAGTATTCTTGTCTTTCTTCCATACGATAGGTAAACGCAGGAAAGTATCGGTAACGTCTTTAATCGTATCACGTATCTCATCAAATTCGCTATCTGTCAGTAATGATGCCATAATTAATAGTCGTTTTGAGGATTAGAACTACTGCCACAACCGCAGATATTCGACGTGCCACCATACGCTATAAATGCAGGGCCGTAACCTTTGCTCTTTATAATGCCGGAGCATAATGGTAGGCTACATTTCAACGTACTTGCATAACTGCAAATCTCTTTTAACAGGCCATTCATCAAGTTTGTTGCCTCCATAGTCAATGTGGTACCGTCGGATGCTTTTGCATAGTCAAATTCGGCCTCAACAACGTCAGCTTTACCTTTTTTGATACGCTTGTTCCCGGACGGAGCACTACCTCCTACACCACCAACTACCTCAATGATTTTATTGTAGATAAGCAGGTAGCAAACATATCGTGCCACTAAGAACCTCCGGAGGCCGGTATATTTCGAATCGTCCTCTACCTCTGCATCTGTCAATTTTGTGCAATGCTGAAGTGCATAATAAACCTCTAATTTCAGAGATTCTATTCGAGCGTCATACGTGTTATCATTAGGTATGAAAGGTAGTCGCTCTTTCACTAATTGTATTACTGTTCCTATTGCCATAATACTAAATATAAATAAAAAAAACGGATACTGTGAGCATCCGTTTTTCTTTTTCTGTATGAATAAATCTTAGTCCAATAAGGCTTTCAATTCTTCCAACTTTTCTGCCGGTAATTCCGATAATGATTTTGCGACATCATTTTTCTTCTTTCCGATATACTCACTTTCGAGTTTGTACCCTTTACTGTCTTTGGTTACGATACCCTGGTCGATGAACTTCTCTGCCAAATCCACGAACGTTTCATCTGCAGTTGTTTCTTCTGTTTTTTCCACTTCTGATTTTTCGCTTACCTTGTTATCCTCGATAGCTTTTTCTTCAGCAGAAACTTCAACCGGATTGCTCTTTACCCAAGCGTCGTATTCCGTTTCTTTTGCCTCCACGATAACTCCGTCTTTCAAAAGTTTTGAAACGTAAACGTCTTTCAGAACTTTCTCAACTTTTTTACCGAACAGGTTTTTTTGCTGATGCAATATACTGTGTGAGTTACTTGCATCTTTCAACTTTACAAAAATTTCCATACTATTTATTTAATGGTGAAAAATATTACTCCTCATGGTATTTGAACGCCTCGTTGATACGTGCGTCGATATCCATGTATGCAGGGAAACCTTGTGCGCTGAACAATACTGATTTGTCAATGATTAAACGTGCATCACGTCTGATAATTGAAAATCCGATATAGTCGCTTACAAAGATTTCGTTCTCCTGTGTTTGTGGATTTCTTCTTTCCTCCATTTTCATAGAACCGTACTGCAATTTCGCCATTGCTTTTGTACTGTCTAACAACATGATCTGATTGCTTCCAACTGTGTACACGTCGTTTTTCAATGTATCAGGCACTCCTAAGATTGACTGAATAGTTGCCATTTTGTTGCCACCATTGAAACCCTAAAACTCCGGTAATGAAGTGATATCGATACCGTCGTTTTCACCTGTAATGATTGTATCAGGCATTCTTTTCAATCGACGTAAACGGGACGTACCACGTTTGATGTCTTTGAAGTTGAATGTCTTGGCAGTCGCAACACCGATAGTCGGAGCGGATTCTGCACCTGAAGATTGCTCACCGTTCACCAATACTCTGTAAGCCTCATAGTCAGCGCAGATTGACATATCTACACCCACCTCACCTAAGAACGTGAAAATCATGTCCAAAGATGAACGCTCAATCAGTTCGTCTGTGATTTTGAAACCCAAACCAACTTTGAATACACCGGCTTTCTTTTTACCGAATGATACGGAACCAAATTCGATACTTTCACCCTCACCAACTTTACGTGCAACCGCATTACCTTTCTTGATGAACGGCATTGTGATTTCGTCCTGTGAGATTGATTGCGTCGTGGCAACCCAACCCTGGTGCAATGAACTTGCATCGTAATCCAAACGGATAGCCGTTAAGATTAATTTAGGAATGATGAAACGGTAGTCTGCAGGAACACCGGAGGTATTCGCTAATGCATCGAACTGTGAATATTTAGTAAGTGCATCTGTCAAAGACTGAACACCTAAATTCGCATTACCCAAACGAGCGGCCGCAGTTTTCAGAGTATCGGAACCCATGAAAATATCCATTTGCTTCAGGAACTCCTTAACAACATGCTTTTGTTGTTGCTTGTAGCTTAACTTTTCGCCACTTTCGGTTTGCTTTGCCGGCTGAATACCATAGTGGATGCTGATAGCATCTGCAAACGAAATATTGTATGCCGGGATAACACGACCGTAAGCATCGGTTGCTCTACCTTGTCTAGTTAACGCAATTTCTTTTGCAAAATCCGGGATCGTTTCTTCGGTTAACGTCTTTACTTCATCTGCTTGAAGTCTGTCAGTTTTATCACCTTTGAATACTGCTAAGTTGTGTTTTCTCAACTTTAATAGGTTTTCTTTCATTTTATTTGATTTATACGATTACTAATTGATTACGATTAACGATTATGCTCCAGGCGTTAAATACACACCCTGAATGATACCGATACAAACTCTTGCATCTTCAACTGCTGCTTTCAATGTGAATGCTGACACATAGGCTGATGCACCGGCTGCTACATAGTTCGGATATCCGTCTGCATTTAATGTACCGTCAGGAACTACTGCAACACCTGCATTTAAAGCACCGCCTTTCGCAATACCCTCGATAACCATTTGATGAGGCACACGCACTAATACACGCTCTCCGTCCGGAGTATCAGATAATGCAATTCCCAAAGGAATTTGCGTACCTAATGTACGTTTTTTAACGGTACCGTCAGTATGTTGATATACCTCCTGTCCTGCTTTTATTTCGCTACCTGCTGAACTTACAAAAGTTAGTTGTAACGCATCTGAAGTCATGTTTTTTATGACTTGTGTAGGGGTTGTTTGGATAGAACCTGTCATCTTTTTTGATTTTTATAATTTGATAAAATAAATAATTAATTTCTGATTTGTTCTGCCATAGAAACGAATGACGTTTTCTCTGTTTCCTCTTTCTGCTCACCCTCGTTCACTGAAGAACGGAAACTCACTTTAGTAGAATTACATTCGTCACATTTTCCACCGAACTGCTCCATGCAGGTACCGCCATACTGTTGCATCAATCCCTCCAATGCATCGAAACTCGCTTCATTGATTGTCTTAATGACTGCATCATTGGTTTTGTCTTTTACAGAAACCTTGTATAAACGGATGCACTCCTCACGCTTGGATAATTCAACCTTACGTCCGAACTCTGCCAAAGGTTTTACTTGTGCCAGGTCGATAACTTTTGCAAACTCGGAAAGTTCAGCTACCGGAACGATTTTCTCGTATTCAGCAAATGCATTTTTCGCTTCAGTTAATTCGCTTTGAACTTTAGCCAAAGATTCTTCTGCAGTAGTCTTTGCAGATTTGAACTCCTCCACCTCTTTTGTCAGGTTTGTGATTGTTTCTGTTTCGTCTTTCAACTCAACAAATTCAACTTTGAAAGATTCTTCTAAGGTAGTAAGCACTTCCTGTGCGTAATCTTCTTTTTTGCCGGATAATTTTAATACTTTCATTTCGTTATTTTTGGGTGAATTTCCATTTTTTGAAAAATCGACGTTAATTCGTTCTCTTAAATTTATACTTTTTTCGTTTGCAAAGGTAACATCGTCCATTAAATAGTAATGGCCGTTACTTCTTTTGTAATAATCGCTACCAATTTTATCATCCGAAAACATCTGTCTGCCAACGATTGCAGATTTCTCTACATTCACCAACTTGCCCTCGGTATCTACTATTTTTGCAAACGGATCTGCTCCTAAAAATACCAATGATGTTTCATAGAAGTCCACAATTTTAGTAACCACACGTCTTACCATTGTACCGTCAACCAGGGTACCGATACGCATTTCGAACATCCAATCATCCTCGTTACCGCTTTGGTCCGTAAACGTATGTGACGGCTCCCACTCGAATAAGAGAGATACTGATACCGATTGGATATGTGGCACCGGGAATGCCGATAATTTACGGCATATATCCGTATGTAACTTGCCGTCAATCCAAATAGGTGCATTCAGTCCTGCAGGAATAATGGTGCCGTCATTTGCCTTGTATGCATTCTCATAAACCACTTTACCATTAACACCAATTATATTACCTGTTTCCGCATTGTGATTTACTAATGCAGGTTTATATTCGAGCAATGATTTAGCCTCTTTCAAAACTTTCTCATTAAACTCGGTAGCTTTCCAACTCCATGCTCCTACAATGGTTGCAGATATGTGACGGAAATTGAACGCTAAAAAATCCTCCTTTTTTGCAATCGCATTGGAGATATCGGGATTTACGACTGACTGCCTGTAGTCCTCATTATCCCAACTAAATGACTGTTTCTTACCGCTATCAAGTTCAATAAATTTGGGTGCCAACAGTAAACCATTGGTATTATTAAACATTGTAATTTTCCCTTTCTTAGACATAAGTAACTTTACTTTATCTCTAAGTATAATAAAAAAATCGTTATAAATCAAAACGGCATAGCAGATATCCTCCACTATGCCGTTCATTTAGCTTGTATGTACTTTGATTTAACTTGTAAAACTTATCTTCTTGGGTTTAAGCACTCCTTTTTTTTCATTCGTTTTTTTGGCTTTATTTTGGCTCAATTTGAAATTCGGTTTTACGAATACAGTAAACTCGCAATCCAATACAGATAACACCTCACACATTTTTTCTATCGTGATGTTTACTGCACCTTTTTCAATTTTCGAGATATAAGAATGGCCGTTTACCAGGTTCAGCTTACTTGCCAACTCATCCTGACTGATATCCTTTGCCTCTCGCAGCATTTTTACTTTCCGACCTAAATCCTGTAATGTTTTTTCCGTTGTTGAATCCATAACTTTAATTTACCTGTGTATTGATTTGCACAAATATCGTACTTCAGTTTGATATAATCAATAGTTACTTAATTTTCGTTTAATTTTTTTCTGCATTCTGTTTTGTTGTGATAATAATACTCGCATGATTCCGGAACTATACCTGCATTTTTGCATTCATTCCTGTACTCAAAATAACTATCTAAAAAAACTTTCGACGGAGTAAATCCACTATTTGTATGCATTATTACTGTCTGCTTGGTGCCTTTGATATGTTTACTGTTCCACTTCATCATTTTATCGTAACTCATACATTATTTTTTAGCTTGTTATAAAATTCAATCTTACTGTCTGAAAATATCAACTCTCCATTGTGGTAAACTTCTACCATTACCTGCTCATCATCCCGAACGATAATCTTGTCCTCGTCGTGCCGTAAAAATACTATCACGTTTGACAGATTAATTCTGTACGTCGTCTTTTTGGTAGCTTTGTCCTGTGTTCTGATTTCTATATTTTTCATACTGTTTCTTTATTGGTTAAAAAATGTTGTTTCTTTAATTCTGCAATCTTATTCTCCAAAATCAACTCCAATACTTCCCATTCAGAGTTATACACTTCACCTTTGTATGTATAGGTATAATTCTCCTCATACTCGGTATATAGGTCGAAATCCTCCTGCTCTAACCATACGTCATTTTCGATGCCGTCATTGTAGGTCCACTTTCCGTAAATCTGCATACCCATTTCCTCGTACTCACTTTCAATGTTTACTTTGTGATGTTCTGCCATACACTTCAGGATTGCCAGGTTCGGGCTCCATTGGGTAGAATAGTTAAAGCATGGATTATCCGCGCTGAAATCAGTCGTTTCTTTCTCATAAATCTCGTTATCAAAAAAGAGATAACCGTCTTTTAAATATTCGCAGTATTCAGGCAGTACACCCTCCTCAATTTTTCTGTACTTCAGGCTTAATTCAATAATCTCATTAACGAATGCCTGTACGTTCGGATTGTCACCGGTAACGCTTACGTGATTGCTACACCAATTTGCCATAATTAATGAATTGTTAGTGTTAATGAATCCGATGTTAGCCATTGGCAATTACTTGATTGAAAACCCTCGGAGTTTACGAAATCTTCTGCCTCTGGGAACTCTGCACTGTCATACGTGTATATGTGTGCTTCACCTGTGTTGAAGTCTAAAATAATAATCTTTGTCATGCTGCTAATTTTAATTGTTAATAAATATCTATAAATCTGATGTAGGCACAATCGTTCTTTGCCAATACGCTTTCGAGTATTTTTATTTCATTCAACGAACGTTTGCTAAATTTCTGTTTCTCTTTCTCATCAATTTTGCTTAACATTTCCTGTACTTTATTCAGGCAATATACATGCTCTTTATTATCTGCAGTGTCCACGTACATCGTTCCAAAATTTTGAATAATGTTTACTGTTTCTCTTAGCATCTGACGTTTATAAAAGTCTGCTATCTTAGTTACATCAACTGGTTTTATTGTCTTTTTCATTACTGATTATTTAGAATAATGATAATTGATTTACGTCTATAACTTCTATTTTTTGCTCTGTTTTATCGAGCGTGTATATTTCAGGTATAGGCTCACCACGTTTGATTAAACCGATGTATGCTCCTGTTTTCTTGTCAAATATTTGGAGCATATCCTCCGCAAACATATCCTCTGCAATCATGTTCGTTCGTCGGTTCGGTATAATCTTTTGCATGGTTAATAATTTACTCTGTTATTTGCCTCTAATTCAATCTGATTTTTAACTTTAGTAGGTAAGTTCTGTTTGATGTATTCTATCGAATTATCTGCTTTAATTACGGCCAACATTTGGCTCTTTTTACCGGATACGTTGGCTACTAATATTTCACCGCTTTCGTATAGAAAATTTAGATTGTATTGCATTACGATAACTTATTTAAAGCGTTAACAACTGTTTCTTTTTTTGTCATTGGAAATATCCAACCTGCTCCGCAAGTTAATCTGAAGTTGAAACGGCCACCTAATCCACTCAATGTATCTTTGATAGGCTTAGTATCTCCGATTAGTGCAATGGCTCTTTCAGAATAGTCAACTATTTTCACTCCATTCGGAAATACGATTTCACCTGCCATAACTTCTGTATTTTCCACTTCAGCAGGTGCCGGAGTATCAAAGGTTATCTCGTAAAAATCAGCTCTGTCATTACCGCTCATAACATCGTCTTTATGTTTGATGCCTGTAGGAGTGAACTTGGCAGGGAAACTAGTCTTTTGCCATACGTTAAATACCAAATCCAATTTGTCCTGATAACTACCTACCTCCAAATCTTTATTTACCTGCATTACTTCAGGACTCATATCTCTATTACAGAATACGAATTTGAATCCTCCGAATACTCTGTTAAACAGGCTCGGTGTATAATCGTAAAAATCTCCTGTGATGTCGCTACTGTATGCCTCAAACTTGTCGCTAATTGCATTCACTTCTTTTTTGGTCGGTCCGTCCGTCCACCTGATTTGATAAGTGGAGTAATTCGATTTCGTTACCGAAAATCGGATGCCGGGAAAGTTCTTTTTAAGATCGGCCATAAGGTTATCTTTCACCTCTTTTTTGTCAGCGTTCTCTGTTACTGCTTTCAGGTGTGGAAACTTTGCAGGTAATTCGGCTAATTCCTTTGCATCTGCTTCGGCTTTTATACGTTTTTTTTCAGCACGTTCAACGTCGGCTTTGATTGCTTTCTCAATGTACTTTAGGACTTCTGATTTTTCTACTTTGCTCATGTCGTCATAGTAGTAAGTACCTATACCAAATTTCTTGCTTAATGGACGTGAATAACGGTCTATTGTAAAAAATACGTTATAACTTTCAGATATGGAAACGCATTTCTGTGCGCCATGCTCGTTTGCAGGTTCTATGACTACTCCGTCCACGTCCAACATACCGGCTCCGTATTTTCTGACTTTCGTGTATAACGGTAACTCTTTCATTGGTTCCAATTTTTCCATGCCACCCCCTGGGCCCATGATAAACATTTCTGTTGCTACTAAATTTTTCATGCTATTTTTTTTATTTGATTTGATTAAATTTTACCCTGTTCACCATAACTGTAATAATCGTCTGCAGTCACTATAATATGGTCTAATAATTTGATGTCTAATATATCACAAGCCTGTTTTAGTTTACTTGTTAATTTGTCGTCAATATCGCTTGGATTAATATTACCGCTCGGATGATTATGGCTCATAATTATTGATGATGCTCCAGCGGTTAATGCCGTCGCTAATATCATTCGGTTATCTACAACTGTACCTGAAATACCTCCCTGACTAACTTTGAACCAACCGATACTTCTGTTATTTCTATTCAGGAAAATTACGATTGAACTCTCACAATACTCCAATGTGTCTGCGTCATACAATTCTTTTAGCAGTTCATAGGCAGTCTGTGCGTTAATGATTTTTACTTCTTTTACTTGCCCTTTTTTATACTTTATAGAAAACTCAGGCAGATTCTTTAAATACGTTCTTGGTTCCTCAGCGAGATATTGCATGGTACTAATTTTTAGATGTGATTAATAACGGCAGAAACTCCGTCGTAATTATGAAATAATACTTCTGCACTAAAGAATAAAAGTGCTGCGGTTGCGTCCATTGCATCAATGAAATACGTCTTAGCGATTCCGGATGCTGTTTTGAAGTTTACTTTAAATGTTCTCATAATTGCTGTTTTTTTAAAGTGTTTATTTTTGTTGTTATTTCAATTTGATAGTGTAAATCTATGCAGGATATTTGCTTTGTGCAATATCCTGCACTATTATAATACCATTATTTTCAAAATAAAATCATAAGTACGCTTATTTCAACTCGTTATAAACTGTTACTAAATTGTTAAGGAAAATAAAAAAAGCATTTTTGTACCATATTTCAGGTTCAAAAATGCTCTATCATGTTTTGAATAATATTTCTAAAAACGAAAGTTCTGAATACTACATCTTATATCTCTCTTTTTTTTGTGGAGTGCAGGAAATTAGACAGATACCAAACGGCCTCGGCAATGCGGATGAAACGGAGGCTTTACGATATTGCTACTCTCCAAATCTTCCTGCGTTAATTTTTTGAACGCATCGATTTTATACGTCGTCGCAAACGGACTCGTTGCTGCCAACTTCCCGGGACCTGCACTGATCTCATCGTCTATCGTGCTGACTGCCGTTTCGACGCTGAACTCCATGCCGTCCATGTGTTCGCAATACGGGCACGTAACGTTGTCGATTAATTCAATCACCTCGAATTTTTCTATCTCGGCCTGTGAAAGATACCGCAGGTGCCCGAACGATTTTAGTTTCGTTACTGAAGTATCAATAATACGTCGAATCTTCCAAGCCTCTAAAGATAACTGCTCCCGGAATGCATCGATAAATTTCTGTATCTCTGATTTGTTTTTACCTATAGGCAGATTGCCGTCAATGTAGTTGGCCTCAATGTATTTATACACCCTGGCTTTGGTATCTTTATCAGTAATGAACTTACCCAAATACATATTGTCGTGTTGCTCCATGTATTCAATGGTACAATAATCTTTCAGCGAGAATACTGCTTCAGGAATATAGTCTGCAGATGCAAACTTCTGTTGGTTGGCAGATGTAGTCTTAGTATTACCGAATGCTTTTTTGTCTTTCCTGAAGTTGTTGTATATCGCCTCCACGTTACGTTTGATAACGTCATTCATTGGTACCACAAAGTTGCTATCCCACTTTGACAGTATTGTTAACCATACTTCGTTTTGGATATCGTTTAAGGCAGTATTTTCATTGTACTTATCAAACTTTGCTCCTACGGCATTGGAAACTTTATCAATGGCTTTATTGAATACCTTGCCTGTTTCTTTGATGTATGCAGTAGATAGGCTATTCGTTTTCTTGTCACCAAAGTCTGTTCCGTCAAAGTTGTATATTTTCTTAACGTGTGGCAGGTTGCATTCGTAACTCCATTCAGGAATATCCACTCCTAATTTCTGTTCATAGTAATCGATTAACTCGCTACTGTTATTGGCCGGTGCTACCTTTTTTTTTTCTGCAGGTGGAGTGGTACCTGCATCTGTCTGTTGTCCGGGAATTTCGAAATCTTCTGTTTCCGGCTCATCGTACCCTAACTCATTGGCCGCTTTCTTTTGTCCAATGATACCGGCATTACGTTTCGCCAATACATTCGATATTTCTGCAGTTTCAGCCTGTGCATCTTTCAGCCTGTCATTAATCATCGGAGGTTTACTGACTACTTTCACATACCCAGGTTCATAGCCTTTCAAACGCAATGCAATCGTGTAAATCTCGCTAAAGAATTGGTCCACTAAACTTTGATAATCTCTGATTTGAGATAGCATTTTTTC